TATGAGGAACTAAAAACTCGACTTGATACTGTTCTCTCTGGAACAACTACTGTAGGTAATGTAATGGAAACACTTACAAAAGACCCAGAACCAGAAATGGCTCCTTGGGTTGATACTAAACCTACTGAAGCAGCTGCTCCTGCAGCTAAAGAAGAAGACGATACAATGTCATACTTTGAGAAGTTGGCAAACGAATAGGTCTGGTCATCCTGCTCAGAAGTCAAAGGCCTCCCTGACATCTGACCAAACGACTAATGCCCCCCTTAGCTAGCATCTTTTGGGGGGCATTTTTATAATTATCTATAAAGAGAGTTAATATAATGAAAAAAATAATTAAAAGTGAAACCAAAAACTGGTTTGAAGAAGTTGGAGAAGACGGTGTTCGCCGTATTAGAATAGAAACTTCCACTGAAGTACATTTCTCAAATGAAAAAACAGTAAAACACAATCCAATTGTGTCTAGTAAAGTGGAGTATTTATAAATGAATTTATTGAAAGACTACCAAAGTTTTGTAAATGAAGTAACAAGCGATCAATCAAAAAACTTACCTGATATGATTAATGCATTGGAGATACTAAAAGAACAGGGAGTTGAACCATCAAGGTTACTTACTGCTGGTATCGGTATGGCTGGTGAAGTTGGTGAGTTTAATGAAATAATTAAGAAGTGTCTATTTCAAGGAAAGGCAATGGATGAAGAAAGAATTATTCATCTACGCAAAGAACTTGGAGATGTAATGTGGTATATTGCACAAGCTTGTTTGGCCTTAGACACTAACATAGAAGAAATAATTAATATGAACACAGTGAAGTTAGAGTCTCGCTATCCAGGCGGGTTTGATGCTTTTCGTTCAGAGAATAGAAAAGAGGGTGATATATAGTGAGTGATTTTTTAAAAGATATAATTAAAACAACAGGAAATGAATATGCAGCTCTTGTGAGTGATGGTGTAGAAGCTGGTGATGTAGATTCATTTATTGATTCTGGATCATACATTTTCAATGCTCTTTTGAGTGGTTCTATTTATGGTGGTTTACCAGCAAATAAAATTACAGCCATTGCTGGTGAGTCGGCAACTGGTAAGACATTCTTTGTGATGGGTATGGTCAAAAGTTTCTTAGATCAAAATCCAGATGCTGGTGTTCTTTACTTTGAAAGTGAAAGTGCAATTACACAACAAATGGTAATTGATAGAGGTATTGACCCACAGAGAATGGTTATCATTCCTGTAACAACAGTACAGGAGTTTCGTACTCAAGCTATTAAAATACTTGATTCTTATTTGGATAGAAAAGAAGATGATCGTAAACCTATTCTTTTATGTCTTGATTCCTTGGGTATGCTTTCTACAACTAAAGAAGTAGAAGATACGTCTGATGGTAAAGAGACAAGAGATATGACACGGGCACAAGTTCTTAAAGCTGCATTTCGTGTTTTGACTCTGAAACTTGGTAGGGCAAAAGTTCCTATGGTTGTNACTAATCACACATATGACTCAATGGGTTCTATGTTCCCAACAAAAGAAATGGGTGGTGGTTCTGGATTAAAATATGCAGCATCATCTATTATATTCTTATCTAAAAAGAAAGATAAAGATGGTACAGAAGTTGTTGGTAACATTGTACACTGTAAAAATCATAAGTCACGTTTGACCATTGAAAACAAAATGGTAGACGTTAGATTGTCTTATGAAAAAGGTCTTGATAGATATTATGGTCTATTAGAACTAGCAGTTAAGTATGGTATCTTCAAACAAGTATCTACTCGTATTGAATTGCCTGATGGTAAAACACAGTTTGGTAAAACTATTATTAATAATCCAGAAGAATACTTTACAGAAGAAGTTATGAAACAATTGGATGATGCAGCTGAAAAGGAGTTTAAGTATGGAAACATACGTTCAGAAGTATGATAATATACTACCAGATTCGTTGTGTAATTCTTTAATTAAAAAGTTTGAAAACAATCCAGATCAGTATGAGAAACATCAACAAGGTGAAATGTCTTTTACCCAGATCAATCTACTAAAACATAAAGATTGGTTTAGTGATGCTGAAACTATTGCTAATATTTTATATGGTTGTGTAGAACGATACAAAAAAGATTGTAATATAATTGGTAATATGTGGCCTGATAAATATAGTCTTGAACCTCTAAGAATGAAAAGATATTTACCAGATGGTACTGATCAATTTGGAAATCATGTTGATGTGAATAGTCACGAATCTGCAAGACGATTTCTAGTATTCTTTTTGTACCTAGATGATAATGAAAAGGGAAGTACATCATTTCCACAACACGATATATCATCTGAATGTAAAAAGGGTTCTTGTTTAATATTTCCACCAATGTGGCCTTGGCTTCATGCTGGTGAGAAACCAATAGATAAACCCAAATATATTATAGGAAGTTATTTACACTATGTCTAATGAATTTGTAAAAGTATATCACAATGCTATACCAGATGATTTCTGTGATAAAATGATAAAACAATATGAAGATAATCCACAACAGTACTATCATCAAGACAGAAAAAACAAAGCTCGTGATTTTAAAATGTCTTTCTCACAAATTCATATACAGGAACATGGTATATGGAAAAGTGATGTTGAACGTCTAACGAATATATATAAGACTTATTTAGAAATATATAAAAAAGATTGTGCTATTACAGATAATATGTGGCCAATAAATTGTACATTAGAAAAAATACGAATGAAACGATATTTACCTAATGATAAGGATATGTTTGGTTCTCATGTAGATGTTACAGATTGCGAAACTGCAAGAAGGTTTTTAGTATTCTTCTTGTATCTAGATAATAATGAAGCAGGTCAAACAACTTTTAGTAGAACAGACTTTAGTGCATCTTGTAAGANAGGTTCTTTANTAATGTTTCCACCAATGTGGCCTTGGCTTCATGCTGGGGAAAAACCAGTTGATAAACCAAAATACATTGTAGGGAGTTATTTACACTATGTCTAAACTTTTAAATTCTAGGGGTGAACCTATTGAGAAAAAAAATAATACACAGTTACCGTCTATGGAACAAATCTTAAAAGACCCCATTACAAAAAAGTTTGTATTCTTAGAGAATAAAGATATTCCAGAACAAACTTGTATTGGACTGACAGAAAAAACAGAATATGCTGGAGTTGTCTATAAGTACGGAAAAGTCACACTTCCAGATGAAAATAAATTAATGCAAGATAATCACTTGAACTTAAAGTTTGATTATGATATACTAGACACTAATGGAATATCTAAAGAGATTCTAGAAGGAAAAGAGTTTCATAAATTAATCGGTGACATTCTTTATCATGTCATTATAGCACAATCAGAGGATGGAAATATTGAATCAAACGATAGAACGGACAACGCTTAGCAATCTAGTAGCTAACGAAGATTATTGCAGAAAGGTTTTACCTTTTATTAAGTCTGCATATTTTGATATAAAAGAAGAAAGAATAATTTTTGAAGAAATACATAATTTTGTAGATAAGTATAAAAAGATTCCTACAAAAATATCTTTAGAGATTGAAGTTGAACAAAGAAAAGATTTAACTGAAACTGAACATTCTAAGATTGTAGAAATTATAAAAACATTAGACAGTACAAATGTTGACATAGATTGGTTGTTAGACACAACTGAAAAGTTTTGCAAAGATAGGGCAATATACAATGCAATTGTGGATGGTATATCTATTATTGATGGGAAAGATAAAAACAGAACTCCAGATTCTATTCCAAGTATTCTCACAGATGCATTGGCAGTTAGTTTTGATAATGCTGTGGGTCACGATTACTTGTTGGATTCAGATTCAAGGTTTGATTTTTACCACAGAGTAGAAGAACGTGTTCCTTTTGATTTGGAGTTTTTCAACAAGATTACAAAGGGTGGTCTTCCAACTAAAACTTTGAACATTGCACTTGCTGGTACAGGTGTAGGTAAAAGTTTGTTTATGTGTCACATGGCTGCTAGTTCTCTATCTCAAGGTAAGAACGTATTGTATATCACTTTAGAGATGGCTGAGGAACGCATTGCAGAACGCATTGATGCAAACTTGATGAATGTTTCTATGGAAGATTTGCATGATTTACCAAAGAAGATGTTTGATGATAAGATTGCAAAAATTATCAAAAAGACTTCTGGTAAACTTATAGTCAAAGAATATCCCACAGCATCAGCACACTCCTCACACTTCAGAGGACTAATTAAAGAACTAGCTATTAAGAAGTCATTTAAACCAGATATCATTTTTATTGACTATCTAAATATATGTGCATCTAGTAGATTTAAAGGAGCACAAAATGTCAACTCATACAGTTACATCAAAAGTGTTGCAGAAGAGTTGCGAGGCCTTGCCGTTGAATGTAATGTTCCAATTATGTCAGCTACACAAACAACAAGAGGTGGATTCACCTCAACGGATATCGGCCTTGAGGACACATCTGAATCGTTTGGCCTCCCAGCGACTGCAGATTTTATGTTTGCCCTTATTAGTAATGAAGAGCTTGAAGGACTTAACCAGATTGTAGTCAAACAGTTGAAGAATAGATATAATGACCCAACAATGAATAAGAGGTTTGTTTTGGGTATTGATCGTTCTAAAATGAGATTGTTTGATGCAGAAGTAAATGCACAAGAAGATATTGTAGACAGTGGACAAGATGAACCTGTTTTTGATAAAACTAACTTTGGAAACAAGACTGATAAATTTTCAGCAATTAAGGATTTTAAAATATGAAAAAACTTTGGATACTATTCGTATTAGCACAATGTATAATTTTTACTTCAGTATATGTAAGTTATGCACAAGAAACAATTCAAGTTGAAATGTTAAATAAATTTGAAAAACAAAAGATGGTATTCAATCCCACCATAGTAGAAGTATCTATGGGTGATACTGTAAATTGGATTGCAAAGAGTAAAGGTCACAATGTACAGTTTGTCGCTTCTCCACAAGATATTAAATTTAAAAGTAAAGTAAGTAGAGATACAGAATATACTTTTAGTGAAAGTGGTTTTTATCTTTATGTATGTACACCACACAAGGGTATGGGTATGTTTGGTGTTGTGATTGTTAAAGATGCAGAAGGACTTTATAACCTTGATAATTTTGAACAAATAATACTAGCTATGGAAACTGGTTCTAAAAAGACTAAAAAAAGATTAGCTGTAATACAAGACGAATTATACAAGTTAATGGAATAAAGGTATTGACATTCATCAATTTCTCTGTTATATAAATAGTATAAAATATTTGTACAAATGGAGAAATTGATGTCTTTACAGAAATATGTACGTCAGCTTAGACCTATTCAAGAAAAATATGTTGCACCAGTAGTAAAGGTTCAAAATTTTATATCAGAAGATATAGATTTGCCTTCTGATGTTTTAGATGGTTTTGAATATACACAAGCAGACAAATCTGAAAAGTCAAGAGTTCAAATTAAAGTTCTGTCACCAGATAGAGATACAGACAGAGATGAAATTCTCAGGCGTTTAAAAAATGCTGGTGTCACAGCAAATACTACATCTACTAATTCATCAGTTGATCCTATTGATGGTACTTTCGATGGAAGAAGTTTTCGAATCGATGTTAAACCCAAAACTGGTGGTATGGGAGAAAGTACTCTCAATTCTAGTATTACAGAACTATTCCCCTGTATTGCATTTGAAAAAAAATTAAATCCTAAAAATATTGAAGATTTTATGGAAAAGTTAATGAATGTTAATTTATCTTCTTGCAAATGCATAATTAAATCTGATCTTGATGCTGCTCAAAAAACTGTAAATGGTGCTGAAGGTTCTTCAAAATATAAAGATAAAATGGAAAATGCTTTGGGTGTATTAAAATTTATCAATGACCAACATAAAGACAAACCAATAAAAGATGTTTATTGGGGATATCGTGGAAAACCAGCAGGAGTTCCTAAAGGGCATCCAGGCGATATGTTTATTGAATACATAGATAGGAAGATGTTAGGCGTTAGTCTAAAAGCTGGTGGAAAGAAAACCGCCGAACCTCAACTAAACACATATCACAGAACAATCTTTGTGAATAAAAGAGGCCCAAGTTTTAATGATAAATCTGGCAATGAAGCATTGCGTAAGATTATTTACGACAAAGTATATTCAAAAATTAAAGGTATGCCCCCGATAAATAATTTTGATGGTGGTGCAAATGGTAGACACAAAGATAAAGCAAAGACTGTTGCTGTAATTAATAAACTTTCTGTAACAGATCAAAACAAGTATTATGATGAATATCTAGAACTAGCACGACAAGGTGTTATTGATAGAATGAATAAAAATGATAAACAATCTATGTTATGGATTAAAGATGCAATTCTCAGAGAAGCCCCTGATGTCCCGACAATAGTTGTCAAAGCAATTGGTTCTAATTATGAAGAAGTTACAGACAGAGATGCTGTTGGTGTGTTTTTACCTCAAGTAAAATTTGTTAAGGCATATGCAGCAAGTACAAAACAAAATTGGGTAATAGAATTGATTTCTGGTAATGAGTCTATTAAACTAGGTATGACTATTCGCTCAAGTAGTGGTGGTAAACTTAAACAATGGAGTTTAAAGGTTACATACAATGGATTATTAAAATGATATCATTTTCACAACTAGACGAAGATAAAGGTGGTAAAAATTTACACCTAGAACATCTGGAAGATGAAATTCTCAACTATGGTGTTGAGGGTGGTAGAGCTGCAATAAACTTCTTACGTTCATTAAGAGATATGCTTGCTGGTAATTCTCGATCTTCAATTAACATGACTGTTAAGTGGGATGGAGCTCCTGCAATCTTTGCTGGTATTGATCCTAGTGATGGTAAATTCTTTGTTGCAAAGAAATCAGTATTCAACGTCAATCCTAAACTGTACAAGACAAGTGCAGAAATAGATGCAGACCTGTCTGGAGCATTAAATGAAAAATTCAAAGTTGCACTCTCAGAGTTTTCAAAGCTTGGAATTAAAGAAGTCTTACAAGGCGATCTTATGTTCACAGATGACGTTTCAAAAGAAACTATTGATGGGGTATCGTATTACACTTTTCAGCCTAATACTATTGTCTATGCTGTTCCTGTTGATAGTGATATGGGTAACAAAGTAAAGAAAGCAAAAATTGGTATTGTTTGGCATACCACTTATACAGGTAAAGAATTACAATCAATGAAAGCATCATTTGGTGCAAACATTAGTGGACTTAAAAAACCTTCTTC